GTGGGAATATAACGTATGGACTCTGTGTCTTTCAGAATCTCTTGTGCCATGTAGGAAAATGCGGATGCGTTGTCCCAAGTGTCTTCTGTGGCCACAGGTGCAGCTAAGCGATGCAAAGCTAAGATCCGATGTGCCCAGTCTGATAGGACGATCGTACCAGGATCAGTAACCAGTAGCGAACAGGCTTTATTCACTAATGGGATCCAAGGGTCAACGACGCCGCGGCCAGGATGCATGTGGAGTTTGTTGGCCTGTCGAGCAATGTCTGCACAGTTGGCTGGACTTCCAGCAGGACATACGAACACACGCCCCAGGAACGTCACCGGCGAGGTGGATGGCACGGCTGTGGCCTTCAATTTTAATCCTAGATCATCGACAGTTTGTTCAAACGTCTTCTTGTCGATATCACCAGAGATCCCATCGTCGCCACCATAAATTCCTAGAGCAGAGTAAGCTTCTGTAGTACTCATGCCCATCCGACGATACACACAATATGCCACAAAGGCATTATCCAGTGTATTCATCAGGGAAGTATCAGCAGCGCCGGAGAGGCGCGAACCAGCAGGATCGTAGTGAACACCATTGGAGGTTTGGGCTCTTGCTTTAGTCATCACTTCATGGTATTTGCGTATAGCATTATGTTCACTCACAGGGTAGGCACGTAAGAATAAGGAGAGCTCAAAAGAGTAAAGGGCATGGGAATGGGTGCCGTCAAAACGGGAGTAATCTGTTTCTGTAAGGGTTCTAAAACGTTGTCCAAGCTCATGGACGCGCTCTGCGATACGGTTGGGATGACGCCCGAAAGCGTACCAAGGGTTTCGCGCCTTAACAAAAGCAGCTAAAGGCTGGGTATAGGTGCTATAGAACAAACAATGCTCTGTTGGCAAGGTTGATATGTTTCGAGGGGGCTTAATTCCAGGGTAAACTTCAGCTTTCTGGAAAGATTTCACTGAGGCAGTGGGGGCAGCTTGATATTCCGCTAGCACATGTCGAACACGGGCATGAGCCGCGCGTTGTGTGGGACGTGTCTGTGAAGCCATAACCTCGTCTAAAGTAATTGGATTTAAGACACCGGCCGTTGGTAACAACAGTGCTGAGAATTCGGCTGCAAAAGCCATATATTTTGCCGAGAACTTGTTTTGCGGATTAGCTACTGCTTTCAACCGCTCTTCAATGCACCACAAATCACTAGAACGTGACCGCATGGGTGCAAACGCCGAGTCCAATACTGGTGGACACAACTGCGTAATCATTGGTTTGTCCCGTGGGAACATCAATGTTGAGGTTGGTTGCCGGTACGAATATTTAACATCATCGTCCGAATACACAGTGTACCGCGTAGTCGCTGGCATAATAACTGGATAGCACATATAAATAAGTGATTGCGCTAACCGCACATCGTCCCCATACGGTATGCGCAATAAGGAAGGGAGGTCGGATAAGCTGATTTTCCCTACGAGCATCCGTGCAGTGAGAATCG